CTGAAGTTTCTTTCCAATTTCCTTTTTCTCCTTTTGCAAACTTATCATCAACATAACCAATCATTTTTGTTGTAGGCTTAGAAGAAGTGTCTAAAGTAGGTAGGTTTCCAAGATTAGCATATAATAATTCAGGAGCTACAAAAGCGCCATCCATACCCATCATTTCTAAACTTAAAGATTGTGGATTTACTCTGTAAACTGCAGATGCCGCTTCATTACCTATTGTTATTGTTTGATCTAACTGGCCTGTGGCAATATTATTAACATAGTTTTCTGCAAAAGGCTCAACAGAACCAGCTAAACCTTTTTTATCTATATCACCAAATTTTGTGTTTATTTTTGGTAAAACAGTTTTAACTTGGTATTCTAGTGTTTTTAAAGCGTTAATACCTTCTTGTAAACTAAAGTTTTCTTTAGGGTCTATTACTCTAGCTTTTATAGCCTCTGCTACACCTTGAACTTGAGGGTTTGCTGATGGAAAATAAAATTTATCTAAATCAGACTGCATTTTTTTTCTTATTTCCTTTTGCTTAACTATTCCTGCTGCTACAGCTGTAATACCTTGTATAAAACCTGATAAATTATTATTTTCGCCTTGCACTGGCGTATAAGCCGCTTTTGCTGCGTTTATTATTGCTTGATTTGCCATATTTTAATTTTTATTTGTCATAATTTAAAAAGGTTTGCTTAAGTCTACTTTACCTCCAGCGCCAAAGTAAGAACCAGCAGCTGATCCTAGTCCAGCAACTAATGAGTTAGTTGCACTTCTAGCTCCAGCCAATCCTTGTCTAGCTCCAGCAACTTTTTGACCAGAAACACCTAGCAGTGTGTTTAGTTTGTCTATTTCAAATTGTCTAGCTCCTTCAGCATTGGCAAGCTCTACGCTTGTAACTGCTTGATTTATTCTACCTTGCTCTTGCAGCCTTAACTCTTTAGCTCTGTTTAACATTTGAGCTGTAGTCATTGTTGCTTTTTCTGCTTGTTGTTCAGCACTCATACTTAAAGCAGTTGCTAAACCTGCAGCGCCTGACGTACCCCCAACTGTTTGTAGACTTTGAAGTATATTAGCTTGTTGTTGTAAAAAAGCCTTGCGTTGCATTTCAAAAGTAGTAGTATCAACTTCCATATCTTCAAATATGTTTTCTTGATCTACTATATCAGGATCAATTGGTTGAAATTTAGAGTCTTTGTATATTTGCAATTGCTCTTCAAATTCAGCTTGAGCTGCTGACACATCACGCCTTGCTCTTCTTTCTTGTTTTTTTGAGCTTAAATAACCAGCCACAGCTAGCGCAGCTGTTACCCAACCAAATTTTACAGGACTTTTTTTCTTTATTTTGTTATTCATATATATATATAGTTACATTTTTTATATGTTATTTACTACTTTCTAACACTTCAGAACCTAATGCAAATAGCTCTGCTTTTTCAATTGAATTATTTGTTAATTTTACTTCAGCGTAATAGCCAAGTAAACTACTGTTATTTACTTCTTTATTTTTTGAAAACATTATAAAATCTTCTAGTACTAAATTACTATCTCCAGGATCTACTATTATATAATCATTACTAATTTCAGTTATTTGCCCAAGAGGTTTAGGATCGCTAGTACCATAACCTTGATCTAAAGATACATAGTAAGCTTGATCACCAACTTGTAAAGAATTGTTTTCTATATTATTTTCTAGTGTTATTTTCATATCTTATGAGGCAGCGCCGTGTGTTATAAATTTAGTTAAGTCTAAAGCTAATCTAGAATCAGTTGCTGGGTATTTGTTTATAGTAACAGTACCAGTTACTTTTATCTCTTGATGAGAACCGTTTATGTAAATTTTAGTTCCAACAGGAACAACAGCTGCAACAACTCCTTCGGCTGATCCTATAAATTCAACAACAACACTACCCGCTGTAGCGCTAGCTGATACACTTGCAATTAAGTTATTGCTACCACTAGCATTGATATTAAAACCGTTAAAACTAACTAAGTTACCACCTGAAATACCATATGTACCGTTTAAATTAAGAGTTACATTGCTATCAGATTCTGGAAAAGCTGTATTTGTTCTAACTGATTTTATTAATTGAGTTCCTATTGCAACAAAATTATTAAAAGCTATGTTCATTCCAAACACTTTACTTATTAAAGCTGGACCGTAAGCCCTAAACCCAATGTTAACATCGTTAGCTATAGATTGAGCAACAGAAAGTGTAAGAGTGTTACCATTTATTGCTGTTATTACAGGAGCTCCAGATATACTACCTGAGCTTACTGTTGAAAGTGTCATGCCAACAACTAAACTAGCAACACTGTCTAAAACTAACGTTGTAGAGCTAGAAATAGTTCCGTTGCAAATACCAACTTTTGCAGTGAACCAATATGAGTCTGGTATTGTAAACTGATTAGAGGCTGGTCTATTAGGAAGCATAAAGCCAAAACCATTTGCATCACTAGAGGTATTTGTTAAAGTCCAATCAACAGGTATGTTTGTAAAGCCAGGCTGTACAGTAGAGCCTACACTAGAAACAACTGCATCTGGTGGGTTTGCAGTGTATTTGGCTGTAAAAGCAGAGTTAATTTCAGTACCTTCGTCAACATCTATTGAAACTGTTGTTTGACCAACTTGAGTTATTTTTTTATTAACAACTCCAACTCCTTTTTTAAACACTGTATTTTTTTGTGATGGTAACACAATTATGCTATACACATCACCAGAAGAATCAGCTGGAAAAACTATAGGTACTGAAAAAATACTAGAGCCTACAGTTCCTTTCAAAGCATTAGCAGAAACAAAAGCGTCTGTAAAAGCGCTTGTTTTAAAATTGTAATAGCTTTCTTTACCAGTTCCATTTATTTTAATAACATTAACAATAAAGCTAGCGCCAAGGTCACCTACAATTTTTAATAATCTTGTTTGCGCAGCAGCAGACATGTTGCTTTGATTTATTTGTACTGAGTTAATTGTTTTTATATCCATGTTATATTATGTTAGGGTCAAAATATTTGTTTAACAACTCCTAATCCTTGAAAGCTTAAATCAGAAGTTTTTATATCTGTAGACAATCCTTTAATATAATTAAACCATTTACCTTCTTTTTCTATAAACTCACTTAAACTACCTTCTTGTTTGTCTGTTTTTATATACTCTACACTCCAACCTTTTTCTTCGGTTAAATTGTAAGTATCTAATGTATTATAAGTATTTCCACCTCTTAAAACAGCTGGATCACCCGCAATTATTTTTGATTGACTACCTTCATAATTTAAAGTATTAAATATTTTTACTGATGAAGGGCTTTCGTTTAAAACAGCAGTAATAGTAGATGGTTCGTATAATCCGTAAAAAGTATTTCTGTTAGTATCAATCTCATTAACTATTAATTCTTTATTATGCTCGTACAAACGTCCTTTGTTTGTTGTAAAATATTCGCTTGATACACTAAGACCTTGTTCTGGTATAAAAGATTTTTTACTAACCCAACCTCTAACGTTTTCACTAAAACTTATTGTTTCAGTTTGTAATAAAGCAAACTCTTGTCTTAACACTATATTATCTATAGTACCACTAGTGTTGTCACTGCTAACAAAGAAAACTAACGTATTTTTAAGATGGTCAGCAATATGGTCTTGATCCATTGTGTGTAAAAAGTTGTATGTATCAGTTCCAATTATACTTTCAACTTTAAAACCTTTATTATCTATTGAACTAAAATAATAAACACCTATAGAACTACCAGAGTCAAGATCGTGATCGAACGAAAGTCTATATGTGTTATCTTGTTGTATGGCTTGGCTTATTGTTTGTTCTATTTGCACTTGACTATTAGGGTTAGCTAAAGTTGATAAATCACCTATTATTGGTGCATTTGTAAATATAATTTGTCCATTACCTGTTGTTTCTTGAAAATCTATATACTCGTTAAACTGATTGTCAAACCCAGTAATATTAAAAGAATCAATACTTGCTCCTGTAAAATAATTTGTAATATCAATAAGCGATATGTCTTTTACACAACCAATAAAGCCATTGATAGAATCACTTTGAAATATAACAAGATTTGTCATTGATGTTATATTTGGTGTTGACGCCGGTATAGTTTGACCTACAGCAACACCGTCGTTTATAAGATCATAGCTATTATAGTCAAAATTAAAATCAATAGAATAATTACCATCTGCGTCTATTACATCTTTAATTGTTATACCTTCTGGGTTACCGTTTGCGTCTACACCTATAGTATACAAATCTAAAGAACCACTAACATAGTTAGAAATTTCAAATTGAAGTTTATAACCACTATTAGTTGGAGTTGGAGGCGTGGTAAAGTTTTGATAAACATATCTTTTGCTGTCACTAATATCAACGTTAAACTCAATACCATTAGCGCTACCATATACACTTGGTGGGTCAAAAGAATGTTCAGATGAATTAGGTTGTGTATTAAAATCCCAATCTGCTATATCACCACCAGTCATTGGATCGTTTATTTTTATCAACTTAAGCTCTTCAATTTCTATAATAACATCTTCTGGTATTAAAAATAATACTTTGTTGAATGTGTTTTGATCACTATCTATTTGAAAAACAGCTCTTAATACGTCTTGATTTGTACCATATATATCTGTGTTTACTATTTCAAAAACAACGCCATTAGAGCTACCGTCTGACAAAATTGTTATATCACTACCAGCTGTGTAACTATTATAAATCAAATCTACCATATACCAATCGCCTTGAGCAACGCTAAGAGAAAATTGTCTAACTCTAACACCACCAAATTCTTGGTTTATAAACAACTTATCATCTGTAATATAAGTACCATCAGTTTGATCATTATAACCAGTATCACCATTACTTAAGGTTCCATCTGTTGGAAAAACATATGTTGCAGTAACACCTGTTGCTTGACCAGATGAATCAAGTTGGTCTAGCGTATATGTCGTTAAATCACTAAACTCTGATCCGTAAGCAGTTACTGCTCGTGATGTAAAAGTAGTTGCGTCTGAATAAATAACATTAGTATTGTCATTTTTTAAATTCCATCCACCTTGGAAAACGTGTGCTACGGTTGCAAAAGCAGGTATTTCTACGTCTGGAACAGGAGGGTTATCTATTGTTGTTGTTGTTGTTTGTTCAAAAGCAGATGTTAATTCAAAAACTTTTCTAATATTTAAACTAGATATAGATCCAGCAGTAATACCAGTTTGTTGAGGATTAGTGTCTCCATGAACCACTGATATATGAACTTGTAAATCTTGAACTACTATTCCTTCGTTTTCAGTACCATCTGTAAATTTAAAATAAATTTCATGTAGTTCGTTGTTGTCATGAGCAATATTTGCAAAATTAAAACTAGCCGATGTTGTATAACCTACTCTGTATGGGGAGGATGTTGGTATAATGTGATAGGTAGAATAGTTTGTGTCTGTCATACTTCCTACGTTACCGGTAATAGAGTCAGTATCTAATAAAACGCTATTACCTAGCGCTGTTGTGCCATCATAAAGTTGTATATTAATTCTTCTAATATATGGACTTGTATTACCAAAAATACTAAAATAATTTGCATTTCTAAAGTAAAACCTTATTTTTACTTCTTCACCGTTAAATATTGTGTTATCTTCAGCATCAATATATTGAGTCTGAACTTGAGCAGGTACGTGGTTTGGAGACACGTAAGTTGGATCACCTGGTATTACTAAAGAGGTTATAATGTTAGTAGCAGAAGTTCCATCAAAAACAATACCTTCACCTACACCGGATGAAGAGTTTTCATGAAACCACGGTGTACCAGTACCAGGTGGATTACCCATGTAAAGACCATTATAAGAATTTGATTCAGGGTTCCAAAAAACGTCAGTACTTGGTATAATATTTGACGGATGGTCGTAAAAATAAGTACTTGTAGACTCTTGACCAGTAGGGTTAGTACTGGGGTTGTTATCGTCGTGTGTAGGATATTGAAAACTATCACGGTTTGCTGGAAAATTACCAGGACTAGCACTATAAGATTTTATTTTAAAATCGTTTTGACCTGGGTCGAATGGATTTGGCTTTTGGTCGTCAGTATAAGATCCATAGTAAAAACTTGGGTTAGTAGGGTCTGTCGTAAAGTCAGTGTTTGACACGGTAGTAGTAGTTGTTGATGTTACTTCTGAAATTAAATCACCAATACCTATTGCGTCATAGTTTGTTATTGTAGTGGCAATATTTATAGCGTCATTATTATATATATTAGTTGAAGGGTCTATTGTAGGCGAGACTATATCATTGTAGTTAGTTATATCTCCATCAATAATTATTTCAACAGGAGCTTGAGCATCTTCACTTCCAACACCTATACTAATAAAGTTATTAGATATAATATTTTCACCTGGATTAGCGCCTTGTAATGTTATATTGTAATTTTTACTGTGCGAATCGTAGCTACCTATAATTTGCCCTGCTATTTTTAAATTATCTCTAAAATAATCGTCCATACCAGAGTCTGAAATAGCTGTTATACCGTCCATTGACAACCTAAGAACTGCGCCTCTTTGTTTATCTGCAAAATAAGCCCTGTAGCTTTCTTTAGCAAATGACTCTGGATTTTTAGATATACCAAAATCACCTACAAAAGGTGTTGCATCACCAAGCACGTTGTTAGTAGACACTAACTGAGAGTTTCCATCAGCATTAAACAAAGCATCTTTGTTGGATGTTATGCTTACAACCCTGTCTTCACAAAAAGCAACTAAACTTATTCTTCTTTGAAATAATTTTTGTATACTACCGTATGTGGGGTTTAAATCCTTAGTAATATTTTCAGCCATTATAAACTGATTTAAATTGTTTACACCTGAAGTTGAATTATAAATACCAGAGTATATTAAGCCATTTTTTCTATTTTCTTCTTTGTATTCTTGATCTAAAACTAAAGAAGCTTTAACACCTTTAGAAATACTAGGCGCATTAAAATCATCTCTTACTCTATTTGATTCTATACCGTTACCAAAAGAATAACAATTAAAGTAACTTAATCCAACTTCCATAGAAGGATCTAAAGTTGGGTCTAAATTAAATATAGCTACAAAATCTCCAGTTTGCGGCTGTGGAATACCAGTTAGTCGCGTTGTAGTGTAACTACCGTCTGGTCTAAAAAATCTTATTTGTGCACCTGCATAGTCTATGTCTTCTGCAGGGTCAGCTGCATTTTTAACATTAAAGCCAAAATCACTACCATCACCGCCACCTGTTACTGTTATTTCAGCGTTATTCCAAGATTCTAAAAAAACATCACCATCAATATTAAATTGACCATTTTTAGCGTCGTTAAGTAATATTTCTACTTTTGAACCTATAGGTGCAAAAAGCTCGTTTGTTTCGTTTGTTAAATACAGTGGTATTGCTTGACTAGCCTCATAATAAAGGTCTAAATTTTCACCTGGCTTAGCTTCCGTTTCCCATATTGCAGTACCTTTAATTAAATCTTTTAATAAAGCATTAGGGCTGTTTGACACAAAAGTAATGTCTAACTGACTGTTAGAGTCATAATCAACAGTTCCTCTAACCAAGTTAACAGTGTCTACAGGATTTTCATCTACTTCAAATATATAAACAACTCTTCTGTTACTAGCTTTTCCAAACTCAGTAATTCTCTTTTGCAACGAGTCGGCGTTTGAAAATTCAAATTTAGTTGCGTCAGAAGTATCATCAAGCCAAGCACTAGCAGCCTCGTCAACACTATTTTGACACAATGTTAAACCACTATTAACAGTTGGGTTTTGTGTTGATCCGTCCCACTTATATTGCGCTATCCAAGGCGTGTGGTTGTATATTCTTTTTATTTTTGGAGTACCTATTATTTTAAATACTTTGTCTTGATTAGATGAAAAACGAAACGTGTTTCCAATAGTAATATTTTCTATAAAATTTGCAATTTCTTTATTTTGCTCATCTGTACCGCCATACGAAGGATCCCATTGCCTTCTATTCATTTCGCTATAATCAAACCTATCGTCATACCCTTGACCAACACCAGGACCTGGTGTACCAGCTAGTGGATTATCAAATTCGTCATAATTACCTTCCATTTCAAGTATTTCACCACTACCAGTAAAAATACCACCACCCCATATCGCTTGCATGTGGCTACCAGGGCTGTTTACTCCAAATAATTGAACTGAATTAAATGGGTTTGATTCCCAATTACCATCATGTAAATCTACACCTGGTGCTAAAAAAGATAAATGTATAAAATGTCTACCAGTTTCATTAGGTTGAACTCCATGTATGCCGTTTGGAGCTGATTCAGAAACACCATAAGTATTATCACCAAGACCAGTTAAAGGAAGTTGAACACTTCCAGAGCTTTTCCACCTTCTATAACCATCAATAGGCGCAATATTTCCAATTGTATTTGCTATGTGTCCACCCTCAGTAGTTAAAAATCCTTCTAAACCGTTCATTGCTTTAGTAACATCTAAAATTCTATTACTACCAAACTTACTAAAAGGCCTAGGGCTGTAAGACGTTGGTAAAGCAAGGTCAAAATCTCCATCTTTCCAACCGTAACTACCATCATCAAACTCACCCCATGTAGGCATTGTATCAGCTGGTCCTTCAAACCAGCCAATCCAAGTTTTTCCAGAAATTTTAACACTTGTGCTTTGTGACACATCGTTAAAAGGCTGTCCAGCAACCATATACATGTTGTCAATAAAAAATCCTCTATTTGTATTAGCATCTATTGACGCTGCTAAAAGCTCCCATTGAACTGATGTAGTTGTTGGTCCGATATTACTGGTGTTTACTTCAGAGGTTTCGTTTTCTGCTGGACTTGAATCACTACCAACATTTATAATACCATTAGCGTCCTCACTGTCCCCGCTGATAGGGTCGTATAACCAGTTTGACCTTAATTGACCTGTAATTCTTGTTGGAAGGTTAGAATCAAAACTTTCTGGCATTGCTGGTATTTTGTAAACTATTTGAACAAAAAACTTACCTGAAAACTCATCTAAATCTTTTTTGTCTTTTCTATCAATAATAAACTCTAAATCAGTTTCTAAAACAGTTGTTGTACTGTTTGATGCGTTAGTAGAATCTGCCATTTCAGCATCATAAATTTCAATAGGTTTTTGTAGTTTAAGCTTATAAGTGTTGTTTTCAAAAAGAATACCAACTACTTTGTATCTTTCTGACTCGTCACCACCTGTTCTCCAGTAAATATACAAATTTGAAATATATAAATTATCTTCAAGTAATAAAGATGCGCCACCTAAAGTATTTAACCATTTATTTTTATCAACATGAATCATGTCTGTTGTTTGGTCAATTCTAAACTCAGCGCTTGAAAACAAACCAGTAGTTACATCTAAAAACCCACCACTACCACCATCACTAGTTTGTGTTGCTTTACCTAAAGAAGTGTATTCAAATCTTATAGCGTCAGGAGCTTCGTTTTGTATATCTAATATTTTAAACTTATTTTCAATGGCTATTTGCTTATGGTCACCAATAAGTTGTTTTTTAATTATTAAATAATCTTCTTCTACAACTTTATTTCTATCTGCAGAAGGAAAAGCAAGCCAAACACGGTCTTCTTCAAAATCAAAAACATTCATGTGTGACTGCGGGTATGCTTTTTCCATAAGTAGATTATAATAATCTCCAGATGTTTCTTTTACATAAATTTTATAGTAATCAGCCCAATTAGGTATAAATGTAACAAGGTTTGCTTTTAAAAACAAACTTTTACTTGCTAGTAATTCAAAATCATTGTTGTACCAAGGTATATTAACACCTCCATCTTCAGAAGTAAAAACAGGTGTTTCTCTACCGTATTTATCTCCCCAAACAAAACCTACTTGATAATTTCTTTGAGTTTTTAAAGATGGCAAACCACCCTCATCAAAAGTTAAGCTGTTTTCTCTTAAACCAAAACCAGCATTAATTTTATTACTTATTCTAAAGCTTTCTGAAGACAAAAAGTCATAACCTTGAGTGTAGTTACCGTAAACAATTCTGTTACCTGTAATTTCTTGTGCTAAAGCTTTTGTAGGGACATTATCCCAAGGTCTTAAAAATTGATTTGAAGGTATTGCAGCAAATATAGCTTCTGATTTTAATGTGTAAGTGTTGTTAATCCACACTTCATCATTATAATAAATTGTTTTTATAGAAAAAACTACAGAAGAACCATCTTCTTTATAAAGTATTTCAATTTGTGTAACGTCTTTTGGAGTGCTAGAAGAAATAAAATTAGATATTTCAATAGACTCTATATAATTTGTCATTGCTAAATTATGAGAGTCTTTAGTGGAATACGCGTCTTTTCTATCGTATTCATCAGCAACATACACAGGGTTAAATACTACTTGCGTAAAAGGACCAAAAGAAGAATATTCTCCGTCGCTATATTTGTATCTAAAAGAAAATCTAGGAAAAACTTGCTCGAACAGCCTTGGTGTGTTCTTGTTGGTAGGTTTGTTTGTTTTAATTAAAGGTGATTGTTTAGGACTTTTTTTAATAACTGTAATATTTTTTTCTGACATATCACCTATGTCTTCACCTTCAACTATTAACCTTGTGTGAAGTGCATTGTTTAAATTTGTAACAGTTGGATTTGACTCTTCTGTGCCTTTTATACAGTTATCTATATTTATTTTTTTAGGCTCATTATAATTATCAGTCCAAAAAATTAAATTGTCAATTATATTTATACCTGTAATAATGTTTTGAGTAAACTTTAAAGTATCATTTTTTTTATCTACTAAAACAATTTTAGGTGTTTGATTTAGTAAATCATACTCAAGTATTGCGTGTGTTGCAGAAGATTCTTGAGTAACAAACCAATACAGCTTGTTAGTTTTTTCATCAGCAATTGTTGCTATACACACATAACCTCCATCTGGCGGTATAATACTTTCAACTCTGTAGTTACCTAATATATTTTGAACAACACCAACACTAGCATCGTCTGAAGACGTTACTTTAACATTCATCGCATCTATGTACTGTCCATTAGGAACAATTCTTTCGTCAAGGTCTTGATTCATTTTACCTTGAGTGAAAGTGTTTTTAATTTCTGGCATATATTAGTGTTTTATCCACTTAGATTTACCTCTAAGCGTTTGTGTTATTTCTTCTAACTTAATATTTGATAGCCTTAGTTTTGCTTGTCTAGTTGCAGCAAATCTTTCCTGCTTGTACCTTCTAACAACGTACTCAGGCACGTTTGCTTTGGTAGACAAAATAGCATACATTATGTGTTTATATATTGCTTCTTGAGCTAACTTATGAACTTGCATTTCTTCATCAGTACCTAAACTATCGCTTATATAATTTAAGATTACAGTTTTTCCTGAAATGTTAGAGCTAAAATGTATTAAACCTTTTAAATTGTCTATATAAAAAGAACCATTAACTTGGCTATGTTGAGGGTCTAACCCATATCTTTTTCCAACTATTGTACTATAATCATCTGTATTATATTCTTGATTATTGTTTTCTGAAGTGTTAACTGATTTAAAATTAGCCCACGTTTTAGATTCAGAGTTTCCTTGTAGAGTGTTATAATCTCCTTCAAACCTTAGTTCAATATTGTCTAATGTTATATCTACAGTTGCATTGTCAACCATTGCAGACAAATCGCCTGGAACAAACATTGTTATTAACACAAAGACATTGTTATAACCGCTAACATCAATACTACTTAACGTTTGGTTTCTACTATCCGCAGCAGTACCACCAGTCCATTGCAAATACGCTAAATTATCTGACGTTCCAATGTGTGGTATAAAGCTAGGTCCAAGAGCTCCAAATGTAGGGTGTATTTCACCAAAAGTTTGGCCGTTTAAAGTTGGGGCTACAGCCTGTGTACTTGTTCTTGTATCACCTTTTGTACTGCTTATACCCATTCTTATAGTAGCGCCAGAAGCACCTGTTTGATTAGCTGGCGCAATACCATCTGCAGAAATATTAAGTTCATCTAAACCATTAACATTTATTTCTTGCCAACAGCTGTAATGCCTACCAAAAGTAACACCAGTTGAATTATTAAACTCTTTATGTATGTTAGCCGTTAACTTACCAGCTGCACTGTTAAAAATATCTATAGTAGCTAAAGTGTTTGGGTTTTCAATAGCGTTTGCCAACATAACTCTAGCACCAGAAGCAGTCCAGTCGTTAGTTGAATCAAATGGTGTAGAAAAATTTGAGTTATTAAAATTAGCAAAACTACCAGTTGCACCACCAAAATCGTAATTACCATCGTTATCTTGCCTAATACTAAATGGATTTGAAGTTTTACTTGTTGGGTAAATAGTGTGTTGTACACCAGAAGCATCTGACCAAGCTAAATTTGTATAGTTTATATAGTCATGAGGAAGTATCATTTGTAATGAAGGCGGTAAAACTATTTCTTGTGCTTTTACAGATTTAAATGTGTCAAAAGATAATTCTTGCAAAGCTCTTTGAGCATGAAAAGCAACATCTATTTTATTTGTTTTGCTAATTATTTTTCCTTCTCCAACGTATACAACTAAAAATTGATTTATAATATCTTGTAACGAAGTAAATTGATAATCTCCATAGTCATTTCCTTCATAATAATCTTTTTGAATTCTATTTGGATTTACTGTCATTTTTTATTGTTTTTGTTGTTGAACTTGACTGTTTGTTTGGCTTGATGCTATTTGGAATAAACTATTATCTTTTAAAGTTATACCTGCTAAAGCTAAAATTCTTGTAACTAGTTCAGTTTGCTCAGACTCATGTAGTTGAAAGTGCTCGTGATCAGCCGCATTAGCGTTATACAAAGCTTTTTTGTTAACAACAGCATATGTCCAGCTAGCAATTGGTGGTTTTGAAATATAATTACAAGTTACTCCAACACTTTTTATATTATCACCTATAACAGATATTCCAAATCTATCTCTAATATACACTAATTTTTTATCTGTAGGTTTAACAAGAGAAACTTGTCTCATTTGATAATACGTTTTTTGATCAACGTGTTGAACTTGATAAATTTCATTATTTTCCTGCCATAATACGTCTTGCAGCTGGTACAAATCATTTGGTAGTTGAGTTCCGCTACCAACAGATTCACCTGTTTTTTCAAAAAAACTAATTTTTTCTTCTAACAAGTTTACTACATCAGAGTGTGAAGTGTTATTACCTGGTATTCTTAAAAATTGATTTAAATCATAAAAGTATTGTTCAAAAATACTCATTTGTGCTTGGTTGGCAAATAAATTAAACTCTTGAGGTGTTATATAACCTCTTTGTTCTTTATTAGCTAAAGCTAATACTGTTTGATATACCGTGTTTATATTTACCATATTTTTTTATTGTAGTTTGCAGTCGCCCCGTAGAGCGACCGCTCCTACAGTTTGATTAGTTTAATCGTTTTTCAATTTGTTGATATATATCCATACCCTCATCAGTTTTAAACCAATGTGCTAAAGCAGTGTATGGGTGTTCGTCAAATGGAACTGTCATTATAACTCTATCGTTTGATCCCCATAAAAAGTTTCTTTGATCTTTAGATAATTTAATAATTTTAAATTCAACAGCTTTAATACCAAAATTTCTAAGCTGAACATTGTCATCATTAACCAGTTCTAATAACAAAGAAGGATTTTGTTGAGCAAATATAAGTAAATCTCTTTTAAGCTCACTAGAACTCATCTTAGACACTTTAGAACCTAACTCTACTCTCATAACAGCTTCTGCCATTTCAATACTCATATCTCTAGCTGCTAGTATTGCATCTGCTTGTAGTTCTAATGTTTCTACTTCTTGAACTGCAGATTCTTCTGCTTTGTATTCGTAAAAAATACTATCTTTATGAGGGTGATACAATGATAATAATTTTTGCAAAGTTGTTTTTGATCTTTCAACAAACAAAGTTCCATTTCTAAATATAATGTGTTCTAATCTTTGATCTCCTTTCATTTCATCTACAAATGAAGTTTTTTGATTTTGACAATATTTAAGTTCTCTTTCATAACCTTTTTCTTCATCAAAATAATAAACATTAGAACTTTTTAACATATAAGATAAAGGTTTTTTACTGCCTTTTAAGTAATAAATTCTATCTTTTATTTCCCAAGTTGGTTTTTTAGGTTCAACTTTTTTAGGTTTTGGTGTTTCCATAACCGGTGTTACTACTTTTTCTACGTGCTCATCGCCAGGATCTCCTGCGTAAGCTTTTTTTGCTTTTTTAGCCATAATATAATATATAATAAAATTAATAAAAATAAAAGTACCGAGGCCGAAGCCCCGGTTCTTTTAAAGTTTTGCGCTTACTTCATTAACATGAAATTGTTAGCACCTTGTGTAATTAAACATCTTTCTGATAGCATGTGTAGTTGCATTGCATCTAAAGCAGATGTAGCAGCTCCAACAGAACCAGTAACCCAAGTTTTCATTTTTCTATCGTCAGTTTGTGAAGCTCTATATCTAACGTGTAGGAATGGTCTTGTAAGGTTTTTACCTAGTTGTTGGTCATACACTGAAGACGTTCCAGCAGGAATAATAATACCTCTAATTGCAGAAGCACCTGCAACAGCATTAATACCACCTCTAGTAGCTTTGTCATTTAAGTATCTAAAGTCAGACTTGTAAAAGTCATAAGAACCTCTTCTAAAACCAGAGAAACCTAAATTTAATGCCATATCTTCAGAGTTGTTAAATACACCGTAAGATGTACCACCAGCACCGTAAGAATTCATTGCAGCTAACATGTCGTCCATTGCAAGAGACGTAGCTCTATTTACAAACATCATGTTTTCTTCAATAGCACCTTGATTGTCAAATTCTGCTAAAATAGCGTCAAATTCAGCTAAATCAGTAGAAGCGTTAACACCACTAACACCAGTAGTAACATTACCTCTATCCTCAACAGCATCAAATAAACCTTGAGTACCAGCAGCATCACCATCAGTACCACCTATAATTAAATCTGCATTGTTAGTACCAGATGCTTTAACACCTTCTAACATTGACATTTCTAAGTAATCAGTAAATCTTAGTCTTGTTTCAGATTCAGCTTTTAAGTACCATAAGTAACCTCCTTGACCACCTTCAGTTGTAACTTCTACCCAACCAATCTTAGAAGTATCAGATCCTGAAACTTCGTAGTAATCTTTTAAGATAATTGGTTTATTAGAGTAAGTTTTAAACTTAGGTTCGTTAGCACCTCTTGAATCAGTAGCTGTACCATAAGCACCAGCATCAGTATAACCATCAGGTGTTAAGTAAGATCTACCTTTTTCAAATTCAGAACCGTAAACAAATACTCTACAGTTGTTAGTACCATCAGCAATAACTGAATCATTGTTATCGTAAGGTACAACTTCAATTTTATCTGAATTAAGCGATGCTTGTGTTACGATACCTTTAAAAGTTTGACCAGTACCACCAGCTACAATAACAGTATCGTTTACACGTATACCATGATTATTACCTGGATTATTACCGTCCATATCTAATAAAATTTGTATTTCACATCCTGGATTATCACCACCGATACCTTGATCAGCGTCGATCATCGAAGCTGTATATGAAAGATGTAAACGACCTTGCTCAGACCAAATAACTTGGTCAGCGGACATCGCTTCTTCTGCACCAACTTGTGATAGGAAACCAGAAATTGTTCTAGGTCCGAAAACCTCAGCTTCTTTTTCCATCAAGTCCGGCAGGTATTGTTGAGCCCAACCCATATCTGTGTTGAAATCTAAATAATTTGTATTAAGTGTTTGCTTTTGTGGAGCTGGCACTTTGTTTAAATTATCTCCTCCTTGTATTGCCATAATTTTGTTTTTTTAAATTTTTAATTTATTTATTGTTTTTAATTTTAAACTTAAAATCATTAGAAGTTTCACCTAATACTTTTACCTTCATACCTCCCATTTCAACAACACCATGTTCTTGCCTAGGATTCATGTCTACGTTTTTAGCTTTAGCAACGCTTGTTTTTAAAGCATCTACTTTACCTTGTTCGTAAAAATGTTTTGCAACAGCATCAGGATTATTAGCGGTAAACAAAGACTTGTGATAACCTTTAGCATCTGACATTTCGTTATTTTCATTCAAGAACTTCTTGAGAAAATTATTAACATCGCTTTGATTTTCTTTTACTTTGTTAGTGTCTTTAACATTAAACCTATACTTTTTATCACCAACGTTGTAATCAAAGCCTTTGAAGTCTTTGTTAAAAACATTGTTAGTTTTCATTTTAAAAGTATTTGTTTGCTTTTCAAGAACCGCATCGTTTTCTTTTGATTCTTCGTTATATCTATTAAAAAAATTTACAGCTTTTTGTTGTTCTTGAGTCAACTTTGACCCAGCTTTAATTTCTTCATAGTATTTAGACTTTTGCCCGTCTAAGTGGCTTTTAGCGTTGGCAACTTGCTCTTTTAACGCTATTTTTTTCTTTTTAACCTCTCTTTCTTCATCAACATCTTCGTCGTACGAAAAGCTATCGTCAATTAAAAAGTCCACCTCTTCTGATGTTAAGTGAGATTTTGTTTTTTTATAGTACTCTCTAAGAATTGTCATATCATCATAACTAGAAAAATCTTGATTAAGTGTTACGTAATCTTCTAGCGTACCTCCAGTTTCTTCCATAAAGTCCATTAGCTTTTGCACGTTTTCAGGTATTGCTTTGCCAGTTTCTTGAGCTTCAACTATAGCTTCTTCAACTTGTTCAGTTAATTCTTCTGTTTGCTCTTTAACTTCTTCTTCAGTTATTTCTTCTAATACTGGAGTTTCCTGTGTTTCAGCTTCCGGTTGTACTTCTTCTTGTTTTTCTGTGGCATCGGCATTTTCATCGACTCCAGCCACTCCCTTGTTGTCAGGGTTATCTTCTTTAATTTCTTCTTTGGTTTCATCTTGTATTGGTTTGTCTAGGTTTACTTTTGTAACATTATCTTCAGCGTTAGCTTTTTTAGATAAATCTACTTTTACAACTTCATCAGTTGCTTTTTCTTTTTTCTTTTTTGCCATAATATAATATAATAATAGTTAATAATTTTTATCTAGGATCAAATGCACCTAAATCAAATCCGCCTCCTATACTATCATTACCTGCGGATTCAAAGTTTTTAGGTGCTTTTGCACTATTTCTTTGATCAATCATCTCACTTTGTTGAGTTGCTTGAATTCTTGTTCTTTCGTCTTTACGATCTTCTTTTTCTTTTTCTTTTTTGTTAATGGTTTGGTTATCCATTTGTCTAAGTTGCATGTTATAACTAAACTCTTGCTCCATTAATTCTTTTTTAAGAGCACCTTCGGCTTGAAGTTTTTGTAATGCTAGTTGTGCTTCTATTTGGGCTAAACCTACTTTTGATTCTGTTATTGCCATATTTTTTTGCACTTCTGCTTGCGCTGCTACTTGTTGTGTTTGAGCATTTGCCTCGGCTTGAGCTTGAATATTAGCCATTTGTATTTCTTGATCTCTTTCGTCTTTTTTAGATCTTCTAAGTTTTAATAGTTGATTTGCTAATTTTAAATTTTTAATTTCTCTAATGTCAATTGCATCTTCTAAATTTATACTTTGTTGAGCTAAAGCAACCTGTATGTTGTTTTCTAATAAACCTTTTTCTTCTTCATCTGGTGTTAGCTCTATAAATATACCAAAATCATATAAGTGTAAGTTTTGCATTTCGCTTAGCGTAGCAACATTATGAGCACCTATTTGTTGTATAAAAGCTTCAGCAGTTGGAGAATACTCTATAATATCAGATATTCTAAGAGACAAACACTCTGCTACTTGAGAGGTTAAAAACAAACCTGATTGCAGTATATGTCTTGTTGCTGTGTTACTATTAGCAGCTGCTAGTTTTTGTACTCCTACTAAAGCATTTTTATCAGGCATACTACCATCTCTAGCCTCGTTAAGACCAGTTGCATCTCTAATCATTTGCATATAGTAATTGTAATTTCCTATAAGAGTTTGAAGTTTTTGACCTCCAGAACCTGATTGTATTTCTTGAATAGGTACTTTACCTGGGTTCATCTCGCCTTCAGACGTAAACGATCTACCTATAACAGATCCTGTTTGAAAGAACATGTTTAGTGCTTCTTGTGGGCTGTAATTTGTTCCGTTACCTAAATCTATCTCAGCCAAACCATCAGCATCTAAATAAACACCATCTGGCACCATACGTGATAACACTTGTTGTATTTTTAAATGCGTTAGCTGTATCATATCAGCAAAACCTGTTACACGTCTTACTAAGCTTTCAATTTTACCTTTATACATTCTAGGTGCTACAATAGAATAGTTCATTTTTACTTTAGTAAAATCACTTTTAGGCCTCATCATGTTTTTAGCCATTTCCCATTTAAGTAACTTGTTTGTACCAAGTATTAAAGCTCCCTCATATAAAGTTTCTATACTTCTTTGTAGTCTAGAATAATCAGCAGCATCAGATGGTGGATCGAATGTGTCATCTTTTTGTATTGCTTTTTCAGCACCACTACCAGTTTCTTTTACTTTGTAAACCTCGTTCATGTAGGTTTTGTAGTTAAAATATAAAACTTGCACTTTGTTATTATCAACTTCATTTGCATAATTAGAAGAATTAGAATAGTTTGTTTGATGATAACTTTTGTTACTTACTATATCTTCTAAATCTTCTTGTGTTAAATGTGGAAATTGTTTTGCTAATTCGTTTATAGGTATTGTTTTTACTTCACCTACATAATATATATCGTCAAAGTAAGGTGATTCAGTATAAGAGTAAACTAAATCAGCTGGATCAACATAATCTATAGTTGCACCTTCTGAAGTATTAAAATTTGTTTTTACAGCACCTATACCTAAAACAGTTAAATCGTAGTAAAACCTTTTCTTTATCAATTCATAGTGATTGCCAGTCATTAAAACATTTAATGCTTGTTCTTCAGCAATTTCAACAGATTGTTTATATGTCAACTGCATGTGCAGTGCAAGCTCTTCCTCATTAACAGGTAAAGTATCTTGATCTGAGTTTGACAAATCAATACCAAAAGCTCCTTCAACAAAATCGTTGTAACTTTTCATGTTTATGTCTTCTAACAAAGCCTCCATGTACTCTGTTCTTTGACTAACACCATAAGGATCTTGTGAATAAGCTTTTATGTCATACATTCTTTCAGCTAAACCATTTACAACTATATCTACAAACTTAGGTATTATAGGTACTGGTGTCCAGTCTAAATTAAGATAAGACAAATCACCGTTAATAGATAACTCATCTTTATATTTTTGTACAGATTGTTCACCTCTTGCGTATAATCTTAAATTATGAAAATTATTTTGATTATTTAAATATTTAGTATTACTACTACCGTTGTAAAACCATTCTGTTTCTATTGCTTTTGCAACTTTTAAACCATAATCATAGCTTAACTTTTCAGCATCGCTTACAACTTGACTAGGAAAATAACTTTTTATAACAGACTCTGCCATATTTATTCTTTGATTAATTTAGATGTATTACCTTTGTTTGCGTACTTGGCAATATTTAAGTTTAGTTTAGGTTTTTGCATTGGTGCGTTTGGTCTGTATAAGTGTCTGTTGTTTGCCATTATAGCAAGTCCAGAACTAATAGAAGCATCGTGCTTTGTTCTTTTGTTTATATCAAATTTAGCCCAGTCGTTTAATAGTTCATTAAAATAACAATCCCCAAACGATCCATCTTGTTGTATACCCACGTGAGATTGTATGTACATTTCAATTGCAGCAGCGTGAGCTTGTTTTATATCTTCACTTGAGTTAGGTATTCCTCCAACTTCTTTTTCTGCTACAGATAATTTGTTCCATATTTTATCAGGTCTGTTCATACTAAAACCTCTGTAACCACGTCTTCTTAAATAATACAATAGACGAGGTTTATTGTTCTCTGCAAGTAAAGGCATCCCGTAAAATACTAAAGCCATTAGAACGTCTTCAAAGAATATCTCTGCGGTTTGTGGTCTTGCTAAGTACTCTAAGAAAAAGCTATTAGCTGGAGCATCTTCCATACTAAACCTAGTTAAACCGTGCAAAGCGCCTTTAGAACCTACACCATCAACAGTTCCTGATATATCGTAACTATCACAACCAAAAGCACCCATATGCTCATTACCAGGCCATTTAACACCATTTTTAATAATACAATTATTTTGTATATTTGTTGGTGGCACCCAACTTACTTTAAATCTACCTTTTGGATCTGGGTAAAATATGACTTGACTATCTTTAACACCGTTGACCCATTGAAAATTACCTTGAGTTATACCTAGTGTTCTAGACATTTCCTCGTTGTAATCTATTTGTTCGTATAGTTTAACTAAGTTAAATATACTGTTCTTAGTCTCATCTCTAAACGCGTGTTCTGTAGTTCTTGGGAACTGGCGATAAAACTCGTTTAAAGCGTCTTGATCACCTTTTAAACCGTCAGCTTCATTTTGCCAGTTTTCTACAACACCTACATCTATTAACTCTCCTTGAGGGTCGAAGACATCATGGTCTGGA